CCCGCCTCTTCCTGCAAGGCGCGATACTGTGCCGTGCCGCGCTGTCCCGATGCCTCCATCATTACGAGTTCTTCCCGTAATTGCCTCAATCGGGTGCGGAGCGATACTTGGCTGTTGGCACTCTTTTCGGCGGCCGCGGCCTCTTTCTTCAACCGCTGTTCGGTCTGATAGAGTTCGTCGCCGACTTTCTCGGCCTCGGTAACGATTTTCTTGCGTAACGCTATATTCTCCTTGATCGCCGTCTGCTGCTGTTTGAGGGCATCGTATTCGGCCTGAATAGCGGGAGTTGCGGCCTGCCGTCCGAGATTCGAGATTTCGGAGCCGAGCTGCCGATATTGCTCCTCCAACGCCAATACGGACGAGCGGTTGGTGTCAATCACTCGGTCGAGTTCGGCGTATGCGGTGTCGATGGTGGAAAGGGATTGCGACGCATTTGTGACGACTTCGATATTCAAGGTCGGGACGTTGGCGAGCAGTTGAGAGATTTTGGAAGTCTCAACTTCAACATTGGAGGTCAATCCAGCGACTTTCCCCTCGATCTGCTCGATGCCGGCATCGAAGCCGGACATATCTATCGCCGTGCCGAAACTTAATGCGCCGTCGTCGTTTTTCATATTCTTACAATCTCCTCGTCATCTGTGAAATCCGTGAAATTTTCAGGGTTATTCGCGTCTTTACTGCCATCGTAAAGCGGCGCGTTGCCGTTCTCGCCTTTGTCGCCGGGCATCGGCATTGCACGGCTATACATGATCGCGTTTACATAACTGATGTCGTATAAAGCGTATTTCTCTGTTACTCCGAGCGTTCTTGCGATTCCGAGAACGGTAGCCCAAATGCTGTCGTTCAGCCTTTTACCACTTCCTTTGTCGGTTTGAGGATATTCGCCTCTGACAGGGAAGTGGTAATGGCGAAAAAACTGCTGATCTCCATGTCTTGAAGCCGTTGTACGACGACGTTGAACAGAACCGTCGGACGGACGTTCTCTAAAATGGCTTTGGCGAGTTCCGCCCGTTTGTCGATCTTGATTTTCTTCTTGCTCTTGCGCTTGATGAGACCGAACAAATAGCGTTTCTCCTGCACGACGACGCGCTCCTCGGTGAGGCTCTTCGCTCCGAGGATAAGCGTCGCCGCGATGTCGCCGAGAGGCCGGAAAAACCGCGCATGATGCAGTACGGAATTTACGATCTCGGTTTTCTCCACTTTCTCCACAATCGGGAGGGAGGCGATGAACTCCGAAACGACGATGAGCGTTGCGATAGACGGCGGCGCTATTTCGTAGGTGACACCCTCAATCTCGATATTCCCTACATTTCTTTCGAGTATGGCCGATGCGACGCGGCTTTCGATAGTAGTCTGTTCCATATTCTGAATAAAATTGCGGAGGGTGGAGGATTCGAACCTCCGAAGCCTGACGGCTTGCCTCGTTAGCGGTGAGGTGCATTCAGCCACTCTGCCAACCCTCCGGATTGCGGTTTCTCCTCCAACCGCAAAGGGCGTCTTTCCGCTTGTCAGCATCTTGCGATGTTATGCCCCTGCTTGCGCGGCCCAGTCTGCGGCCTTGACGCGGAACTTCTTGTAAAGCTCCCCGTCGGAGCAGGCGAGCACCTTGAACGTGAGATCGACATACGATCCTTCCTCCTCGGAGCTGCCCGGTCGGAACGAAACATGCGACCGACGAATCTTGATGCCGATAGCACCGATATTCTTGGGCGTGAGCTTCACGGAAAAGTCGTCCGATACGACGTTGGTCTTGACGGTCAGCTCGTCGCCGTCCTCCGAGACCTCTGCCCCGTTGAACATCTTTTCCTTGTCGAAGTCCATCTCCTTGACGCGGGTCGTCAGGGTAACGACCGGCTCGCCCTCCTCTTCGGCAACCACGATCCCGCCCGTTGCCGTTGCGGTCAGCGTTTCGCCGTCCTCGGTGGCAAGCGTCGTCGATTTGTCGTTGATCGTCCCTACATCGGTCAGAGTGGCGGCCATCGCCTCGTCGTCGCCGGTCTTGCCGACTTCGATTTTGCACTTCGACCACGACATGATGATTTTCTTTGCCATAATCCTATTCTGTTATGCGGTTAAACTTGATTCTTGCGTATATGAAATGCTGCTCTATTTCCTCGTTGCGCATCGTCGTCGGTGTCGTATCGGTTTCGAGCCAGTATTCCGTACCACCTGCGGTTTCTACGAATGCGAGAAGCAGCTCCTCCAACTTGCCGATGCGGTTCTTGTCGGGAACCATCCGGCCGTCGGCATGAGGTATATCGGGGACATAGAGATTGAAGATCACCACGCCCGTTTGTACCTGTTCATCAAGTCCTGCGAGGAACTTGACGATCAAATCCTCCGTCGTGGCATTGGCAGGGCGCATTTCGGGTCGGTAAACCTTTCCTTTGATGGCCTTTCCGAGGTCGCTATTCTTGACGAAAGAATAGAAATCCCGCTCAATCTGCATCTCCGTTTTTATCATCTCGCTATTCGATTAGACCGTTGAGTAATTTCTTGGCAAGCGATTCGGCTTTCAACTCGGCGGAGGTGAGAACGTCCTTGTGGTGGACTGCTTCGACATACGCGGCGTATTTCATGCCTGCGCAGACGATCAGAACCACGCCCCACGGAAATTTCGCTTGCAGACTTTGGAGCAATGCTTCGGCGGCGGGCGGGCCGGCTTCGCCGTTGCCATCCTTGCCGCTGTATTGCTTCGAGGCTCCCGTCACGACGGGCTTCCCGTCCACAAGCACCACATAGCCTATTGATGACCTCAAATTGCCGGTAATATCGTTGTAGCTGCCACTCTCGCGGGCGATTCGTATGCACTCCTCCCCGATGAAAGAGAGTTGCTTCACGAGCAAGGCGACGATGTCTTTCATCTTGGCCTGCAATCCGGCTTTCAGCTTGCGCATGTCCGTTTTGCTGACGATGACGCCCTTGTATTTGCCGTGCGAGGTAGCGACTTTCGCCATATCACACCACGATTTGAGTTCTGCCTACGGTGGTGAGAGGTTCGGCGTTCATCACGCGGTATTCGCCGAGATTTTCGCCCATCCTTTCGAGTTTCACCCGATTGTAGGGGAAAGGGATGCACTCAACAAGGATCGTAAACGAAGCCTGCCGAAATTCGCCGTCTTCGTAACGCCCTTTGCGGTTATCGCTGTTGGTCTTGATGGAGCAGGGGATAGCCTCGCTCCATGCGGATTGTGCCTTGATAGGCTCGCCCCATTCGTCGATACCGCCCTCGGTGAGTATCTCGTAGCGCAATGTGCCGTTGTATCTCATATCACCATAGATGCGTGCCGTCCTCGATCACGCGCATATAGTCGGAAAGAACCTCATCCGCATTGAGACCATAATAGCCGCACCAAATCGAAAGGCTCTGTTTGAGGGCTTCCTCGCTCATTACGGAGGTCGATACGCCGTTCTCGGAGCGGCTGTTTTCGACATATCCGATGACAAGGCGGGCGGCAACCCGAAAGATCATAGGGTCTTTCGGGGTCGCCTCGGCCTTTGCGTCGATGCCCTCGTTGAAGAGCGCAAATTCGATGGTCGCGTTATCAGGATAGAATGTGTTTGCTATCGCATTGCACAAACTCCTCGTTGCGGTAAGGTTATCCACGGCTACTGCTGCGTTTTGAGGGTGTAGATGCCGTTCATTTCCGTAATTACGGGCAACGAGAGCGATTCGGCCTTGGTGAACTCAACGCCGTTGCTACCCTGCGTTTCGCCCACGCCCCATTGCGAGACGCGGATACGCCCGTAGTTGGAGTACGCTACTCCGGCCTCCTGTTTCAGCTCGTTGTTCGCCCATGCGTTTTTGACGATGCCGAGCTTGCCGTCGGGAATGAAAACCATGTTCTTCTCGTTCCACGGCGTATAGGGGACGCGGAGTTTGCCTTTCTGAATGCGAACCTGACGGCGGATAGGCTCGAAAACAGGGTAGCTGTTCTCCTGCATATAGGCGTTCAGGTCTTTCAGTTGCACGATCTTCGCAGATTTGTCGGTTCCCCAGATCATCTGCTTGATCTTCTTGCTGCGGCACATGTAGGAGATGCGCGACGGAGCGCAGAGGATTTTGCCGAATACGGTTTTGTCCTGTGCGGCGTCGATGATGCCCTGCACGTCCTCGAAGCAGTCCACCGTGTCGAGATTGGCATCCGTCCACGGGGTTTTGGACGACGCGATATTCTCGGCGGGCTGGTTGAAGTTGATCGTGCCGCGCACGCCACCTTCGGGGTTGATGTTGTCGTCGAGTTCGACGATACCCTCGTTCGAGAGCGGGCGCAGGAACAGGATGTCGAGCTTTGCGAGAACGGAACTTACGACCGTCGTCGAACTGCCCCACATCAGTTTGATGAGCTGCTCCGTCTTTGCCTTGTCGGGGAGCGACTTGCTGTCGAGGATTTGCAGAACCTTACGATAGTCCTGAATCGTCATCGGCAGCGTTACGGCATGATTGAGGATGCGCTCTTTCACGGTTTCCAGTCCCTCAGTACCGAGGATAGCCTCTTTCGACTGGTCGCCGATGGTCGGTGCGGCTACCGTGATGTTGTACTGACCGATGATCTCCTCGAAGTCGAGGCCGATAGTCGGGGTGTCCCAGTCGAGGAAACGCTCGAAGATTACGTTGTCGAAAAGCTGCTTGTGCAGTTTCGAGGCGGCATCGAAGCGAGCTTGTACGTGCTGCGTCAATGC